CATTCACGCGGCAAATGTCCATAAGATCTATGCCCAAACTGGCTGAGATCCCCCGTGAAAAGTCCCGCGCTGGCGGGTGGAACGCTAAGCAACCCCGGCGGCACGGGGTCGCGATCGGGCAAGCCGCACCCCCTCAAGATCCGATCGCGTTCATTAATCGCCTGACGCATACCAAGGGCGCGTTCGCGGGGCAGACGTTCAAGCTGCGGCCGTGGCAAGTCCGGATCGTCAAGAAGATTTTCAAGAAGCGGCGCGACGGGCAGCGGCAGTATCGGACGTGCCTGCTCATGCTGCCGCGCAAGAACGGGAAGTCCGAGCTGGCGGCGGCGATCGCCCTGTATGGGCTCTTGGCTGATGGGGAAGCCGGCGCGGAGGTGTATAGCGCGGCGGCCGACAAGGACCAGGCGGGGATTGTGTTCAACGTGGCGGCGCAGATGATCCGCAACGATCCCGCGCTCGTGGCGGCGACGTATATCGTCGATTCACAGAAGCGGATCGAGCATGAGGCGAGCGGGGGCAAGTATCGCGCGATCTCGGCGGAGGCCTACACGAAATGGGGTTACAACGCGCACCTCTGCGTGTATGACGAAATGCACGCGGCGGGCGATCGGCGCTTGCATGATGTGTTGAGCACGTCGATGGGCGGGCGCACGCAGCCGCTGTATCTCATCATCTCCACGGCCGGCTTCGATCGCCATTCCATCTTGTGGGAGCTGTATTCGCACGCGAAGAAGGTGCAGGAGAATCCCAAGCTCGATCCAACATTCCTGCCGCTGATTTTCGAAGCGCCGCCAGAGGCGGACTGGACGGATGAGAAGGTGTGGAAGGCGTGCAACCCGGCGCTCGGGGATTTTCGATCGCTGGAAGATATGCGGATTGCGTGCGCGCGGGCGAAAGCGATCCCCGCGCAAGAGAACAGTTTTCGCCGATTATTCCTTAACCAGTGGACAGAACAGGACACACGCTGGTTGGCGCTCGCCGATTGGGACGCCTGCCAAGGGCCAATCGACTGGGACGCCTTCAAGGGGCGCCGCTGTTATGTCGGGCTCGACCTCAGTCGCACGACAGACCTGACGGCCGTGGTGACGCTCTTCCCGGATGACAGCGGATCGGGCTTTTCGGTGTTGCCGCATTTCTTCGTGCCGGCGGGGCGGATCCCCGAGCGCGTGACGCGGGACCGCGTGCCGTATGACGAATGGGCGCGGCGCGGCCAATTGACGGCGTGCCCCGGCATGGACATCAACCAGCAGCTCGTGCGGGCGTATGTCAACGACCTCTGTGAGCGCTACGACGTGCGCCTGATCGCGTATGACCCGTATAACGCCGTCGAACTGATCCGGCAACTCGAACAGGACGATGCGCGGCCGTGCGTGAAGGTGCGGCAGACGAAGGGCGAACTCTCCTCGCCCTCGAAGGCGCTGGAATCGGCGGTCCTGATGGGGCGGCTGCACCACGATGGGCACCCCGTCATGCGCTGGAATATCGGCAACGTGGCGATCGAAATCGACGCAGCGGGGAATATCCAGCCGAGTAAGGAAAAATCGACCGAGCGGATTGACGGCGTGTCGGCGCTCGTGACGGCGCTCGATGTCATGCATCGGGATGGGCAAGGCGATACCACCTACGCGGTGATGGTGGTATGACGCTCCCAACCGGCCGGCCGCGCGGGCGCCCGCGCGTGGACACGCCGAAGCCAAAGGACGGCGCGATTGTGTCCGCGTGGGTGACGACGCAGGAATACGACACCATCTGTAAAACCGCCACACAGCACGACATGACGATCTCCCAACTCGTGCGCCTCTGGCTGCAATTCCGTATTAAGAGTTCTTAAATTCACACCGGGTGGAGGCACCCGCCGTAGCATGACGGCGCCGATGCACCGGGCCTATAGTGTTCTCTCGGTCAAGTCCGTCGATGCCGATCGCCGGGTGATCACCGGCATCGCGACGACGCCCACGATGGATCGCGTGGGGGATGTCGTCGAGCCCCTGGGTGTCACGTATCAGAACCCCCTCCCCCTCTTACTGCACCACGATCAGACGCAACCCGTCGGCACGGTCGTCTTCGATACGCCCACAGCAAAGGGGGTGACGTTCACGGCGTCGCTGCCCTTCGTGCCGGATGCCGGCCGGGTGCGCGATCGCGTCGAGGAAGCCTGGCATTCGCTGAAAGCCGGCTTGATTCGCGGCGCGTCCATCGGCTTCAAGCCCGTCGAGATGAAAGCGCTGACCGGCGGCCGATTCCATATTCTGAAATCTCTAGTCGCGGAGTTGTCCCTCGTGACGATGCCCGCGAACCTCGAAGCCACCATCCTCACTGTGAAATCCGCCGCATTAGGCGAAAGGGCGAAGCCGATGACCATTCAACAGCAGATCACCGAGTGTCAGACGAAGCGCGCGGCCGACGTGGCGTGGATGGCAAAAACGTTGGAAGACTCTGGCAGCGAACCCCTCGATCTGCTGGCGTCGGCCGATATGGACGCCCGGAAAGAGCGCGTCGCGGGGTTCGACAAAAAGCTGGCGCTGCTCGCCGAACAGGAGACGCTCCAGCTCGCGAGCGCGCGGCGCGTGGCGCCCGCCGGGGCCGTGCCGCATATCGAAGTGAAGTCAATGGTGCCGGATTGGGTGCCCTTTATCCGCTATGTGAAATGTCTCGGGCTGGGTAACGGTGACACGTTCAAGTCACAGCAGGCCGCCCAATTCTACAAAGACACGCCCGAAGTCGAGCTGATGTTTAAGGCGGCCGTGGCGGCCGGGAACACGACCGATGCCACGTGGGCGGGGCCCCTGGTGCCGATCACGCCATCGGCGAACGCCTTTCTGGAACTACTGCGCGCGGCGATCCTCATCGGCCGGATTCCCGGGATGACCGAGGTTCCCGCGAATACGTTAGTGAATTCCCAGACCGGCGGCGGCACCTATGGCTGGGTGGGGGAAGGCGCCCCGAAACCCGTCACGGCGGCGCAATTCGGCGCGATCACGGTGCCGTTCCACAAGGCGGCCGGGATCATCGTGCTGACGGAGGAACTGATCCGCAATTCGTCGCCCTCGGCGGAAGCCCTCATTCGCAAGGAAATGATCGACGGGCTGACGCGGTTCCTGGACGCGCAATTCATTACGCCGGCTGTCGCCGCTGTCGCGGGCGTGAATCCCGCCGCGATCACGAATGGCGCGGCGACGGCGGCCGCCTCGGGCGTGACCGGTGCGGCGGCGAAGGCGGATCTCCAGAAAGCCGTCACCGCGTTTACCACGGCGAATCTCCCCCTGTCGGAGTCCGTGTGGATTATGAACGAGGCGAATGCGTGGGGCCTCTCGCAGTCCCTCAACGCGCTCGCGCAGCCGCTCTTCGCGGGCGTCAGCCCGGCGGGCGGCACGCTCTACGGCCGGCCCGTGGTGATCAGTAACACGGCCGGGTCGAACGTGATCTTGGTGCACACGCCGTCGATCCTCTACGTGAACCAGGGCGGGTTGCGGATCGATGTCAGCCGTGAAGCCTCGATCCAGATGGACTCGGCGCCCGTGAATCCGCCGATCGATACCACGGTGTATCGCTCGATGTTCCAGGAAAACAAGGTCGCGTTCCGTGTCGAGCACGCCACGACCTGGCTGAAAGCGCGGACGGCGGCCGTCTATTACCTGAGCGCGGCGGCCTACACCGGGGCGTAAGGCGCCCCGTGTTACTCAAAGTCTTCGGCCGTGAACTCGAATTCACGCTGAAAGCGGCGGCGCCGCTGTCACCGCTCACCATGAGCGGTGGCGGCTGGCGCACGATCGTCGACGAACCGTATACCGGCGCGTGGCAAAAGAACGATCCGATCACGACGGAATCCGCGCTCGCGAACCCGTCCGTCTTCGGCTGCGTGTCGGCGATCAGTGCAGACATCGGCAAGATCGCGCCGCCGCTCCTCCTGCAGCGTGACGATCAGGGCTTTTGGGCCGAAACGTCCAACTCGGCCTATACGCCGGTCTTGCGCACGCCCAATAGCTATCAGACCGCGCAGCAATTCACCGAACAAGTTGTCCTGAGTCTGCTGCTCTATGGCAATGCGTATCAGTTGAAGCACCGCGATCTTCGAGGTGTGGTCGATGCGCTGTATGTGCTGGATCCCGCGCGCGTGAAAGTCCTCACCGCGCCGGATGGCAGCGTGTATTACGAGTGTCAAAGCAACGACTTGGCGGGCATGCCGGAGGCGTCGCAGCCGATCGTGATTCCCGCGCACGAGATGATCCACGCGCGGATTAATTGTTTCTTCCATCCGCTGATGGGCCTCTCGCCGCTCTATGCCGTGGCCGGGGCCGTGTCGCAGGCCCAGGCGATCCAGACGAGCAGTTCTGCGTTCTTTGCGGGTGGCGGCCGATCGCCGTTTGCGATCGTGGCGCCGACGAAACTGGATCCGGTGTCGGCGGAACGGACGAAGGAACAAGCGCTCAAGTTTAAGACGAGCGGCACGATGATCTTGGAACTCGGCATGCAGATTGTGCCGATGCCGACCACGGCGGCGGACTCGCAGCTCATTGCGCAACTCGGCTGGACGGAAGAGACGATCGCGAAAGCCTTTCGCTTTCCCATTTCGCTGTTGAACTCCGCGAAGCAGCCGCCGTATGCGAATGCGGAGGCCTCGCAACTCCAATACAAGGCGTGCCTTGAGCCCTACATGATCAGTATTACCAATGGGTGGACGACGGGTCTGGAACTCCCGCTCTCCCTGAAGGTGGAATTTGACGACACGCTCTTGAGTTGGATGGATACCGCGACACGGACAGCGGCGGCGCAGAAGGCCATCGTCTCGGGTATGTCGCCGAACGAAGTCCGCGCAACGTTCTACGACCTGCCGCCCGTGCCCGGAGGCGAGTTGCCGTATTTGCAGCAGCAGAACTGGCCGGTGGCGTCGCTCGCGGAGCGGCAGGAACCCGCCAACACCCTCGCCGCTGAGCCCGTCGAGGAGGTGGTGGTGCCATGACGCTGGAATTTTCGCGCGTGACGCTGCCGGCGCTCTGGACGGTCGATCAGGCGAAGGTGCATCTGCGGATCACCGGCACGGCGCACGACGCCGACGTGACACAGAAACTCGCCACGGCGCAGGAAGCGATCCTCGGGTATCTCAACGTGGCCGTCGATCCGACGTGGACGGCGGCGACGGCGCCGGCCGCCGTGACGCACGCGATCCACATGTTGACGGCGTTCTTGTATGAGGACCGGGGCGACGGATCGCAGCCCGACGTGTGGCCGAAGATCTACGCCCTGCTCGCGGCGTATCGCGATCCGACGGTGGTGGCCTGATGGCGCGCGGAGACTGGCGGCATGTCGTGACGCTGCAGAACCCGGGGCCGGCGGGCACGTGGACCGATCTGGACCCGGCGACGTGGCACGTCAGCTTGGCGCAAACCACGGGCGATGACATCGGCGTGTTTATCGAGCCCGTCGCGGGCACGCCGATCAGTTCCGCCTCGTATCTCGTGCGCGGCGACTTTCACCCTGGCGTGACGACGAAAACCCGGATGATCTTCGGGAGTCAGACCTTTGCGATCACCAGCGTCGAGAACGTCGAGATGCGGGGCGTCGAGATGGCCTGCCACGCCGTGCCGCTGGTGATGTGATGCCGATCCAGGCCACGTTCACGCTGCAAGGGATCGCCGAATTGAAAGACGCGCTGGCGAAGCTGCCGGAGGAACTCAAGGGGCAAGCGACGCAGATCGTGCTCGACACCGCCTACGCGGCAGCGAAAGACGTGGAGAGCCAGTATCCGACGGGGCCGGGGAACTCGCGCAACGGGCGCAAGATTCCGCCTGGCCAACTGAAGAAGGGCGTGAAGGTGTTCCCGCTCGACGTGGGGGCGTTCGCCGTGGCGGCGCAAATCCGGAGCACGTCGCCACACGCCTGGTGGCATGAGAACGGCTGGAAACTCAAGCCGCGCGAAACGAGAAAGAAATGGAATCGCGGGACGATGTTTGGCGTCAAGGGCGTCCCGCGCCCTGTGTTTGTGCCGACGATGATCCGGCACCGCCGCTGGATGTATCAGAAGCTCGCCGTATTGCTGGAATCCGTGGGACTGATCGTCAAGCACGACGAAGCGGCGTGACGTCCTTAACGGCGCGTTAACGACAAAAGAGAGGGTGCAGCGATGGCAATTTTGACGGGGCGCTATGGACAGGTGAAGTGGGATCAGGCGGGCGTGACGGCCGTGCCGATCATTTCGTTGAACGCGTGGCAGGGCGATTTCAGCACAGAGTATGAGGACGTCACCTGCTTCCAAGACACCAATCGCGTATATGTCCCCGGTCTCAGGAATTCTGAAGGTTCGCTGAGTGGATTTTGGAACTCTCAGGAACTCGCGCTCTTCAAGGCGGCCGAAGCGACGACCCCGGGCCTGCTCGAGCTGGTCCCGAACAGCACCGAGCCCACCTACGCGTGGTCGGGCCTCGCCTACATGGACGCCAGCATCGACGCGAGCCTCCAGGCGCCCAAAGTTTCTGGATCGTGGAAGGCGGCCGGCGCCTTCGCGATGAAGCCGGTAGTCGCCGCGACAGGCGCGACAGCGGGCACGCCCGGCACGTTCACGCCAGCGGGCGCCGCCGCCCCGGCGAATCTTGCGGCGATGACGGGGAAAACCGCCAACCCGGCGACGAACTGGGTGACGGGCCAATACATGCGGCTCGGCGACGCGAGCACCTGCAACTGGAACGGCACGGCGTGGGTCGCGGGCATTCACGCATAAGCGCGTGTTTGATTCGCTCACGGTTCACGGCACCGCAGGGGCGATCCTGTGGGGCTACGGCGTGGCGGTGGACTTGCGATCGTGGCGCGTGGCCCGATCGCCAGCCGACCCCGTGTGGACGCTGACCGCGACGATCGCGCGCGTCGATAAATTCCAAGCCCGGCAACGCCCGCTGCTGTTCACGGCGCCCCGCGCGGGCGGGTATTGGGCGTGGCCGGTGCACGAGATTTCGATCGGCGACACCAACGTCTGGGCGCGGCTGGGATCCCCGGAGCAATAGGAGGCGAGTCTTATGGGTCGCTGTCGGATGGTCACGCCCGAGTCGGTGCGGTTACCGCTCTCGGACGGTGACTTCATTACCGTCAAAAAAGAATTGAACGCGGGCGAAGGGCTCGACCTCGAAGCCGAACCCGCGCCCCGCACGTTGCCGGTGATCCTCGCGTATCTCGTCGGCTGGTCGTTCGTCGGCGCGGGCAACGAACCGATTCCCTACAGCCCGATGCAATCCGTCGACGAACGGCGCGCGACGTTGCGCAACCTCGACACGGCGACGATGGACGAGATCGTCGAGGCGCTCGCGCCGCACTTGCGCGCGAATCGCCGCGCCGTCGAGGAAAAAAAAACAATCCCCGAACCCGTGACCGCATGAGAACCACACTCGCGCTGTGCAAGATCATGGGCATGAGTTACGACGACATCCGCGCGTTGCCGCAAGCCGTGTATGAAGTGCTGATCGAAGATGTGCTGGCGCGCCAGCAGGATCAGGGGGCGCTCGTTTAATGGCGCAACTCTCCGGCGTCATGACGGCGGATTTCTCCGACTTCCACTTCGAGATCGATAAGTCCGTCGTGAAGTTAAAGGATCTCGAAAGCGCGTCGGGGCATACCGACAGCGCGATGGGCGAGTTCAGCGAAGGCTTGGGCGTGGCGGATAAAACCCTCGCCGCGCTCGGGGTCCACATTGGCCCGCAGATTCGGGCGATTCAGGAGCTGGGGAACGTGTCGGGCATCACGTTCGAGAAGCTCGGCCTCTGGGGATCGCTCGGGCTCGCGGCGAGTGTGGGCACGGCGACCTATGCGATCACGACGATGGCCCTTGAATTTACGGGGCTCGATAAAGCGATCGCGGGCGTGGTCGACACGTGGTCTGGGTTCACGGCAGAACGCGCGGCGGCG